GAACCGACACGCCGGTCTCGGCCATCGAGGCGATGCGCGGCCTGCCGGCGTTGCGCTGCAGGTTGCGCGCCGCCCACACGTCGATGGTGGCGCGGCCACGGAAGCCGATCAGATTGCCGCTGAAGTTCAGCGCCTTGGGCGCCGTGCCTCCGCGACCGATGTCCGGGTCGGCGTTCTTGACCACGCGCCACAGGTCGATCATGGCGCGCACGACGTTCTGGCCGTTGAAACCGTACTTCTTGCCCGACTCCTTCGCCGGCAGCATGTCGTCGGGGAAGTTGCGCGCTTCCTTGGCGCGCTCGGCGAGCCACTGGTATTCGCCGAGCTCCTTGATCGCCTTCTTTGACATGCCGCGCTCGAGCATGGCATTGAAAAAGTCCTTGAACCGCGCCTCTATCTGGTCGACGTTGTCCGCCCAGGCGACCCATTTCGGCATGAGCTCATCGAAGTCGCCACGCAGTGCGCGGCGCAACGAGTCGATCGCGTTGTCCCAGTTGCCGCGCACCGGCGTGTTGGGGCTGGTGGCGCCCAGCAGGTCGGCGTACAGGTCACCCAGGCCGCCGAACTCGCGGCGCAGGCGCTCGCGCATGGCCTTGTACCAGGCCGCCTGGGCGATGATGTTGGAGGCTGCCTTGTCGCCAGCCTTGGCCCGCTCGTACACCTCACGAACGTCGGCCACCAAGCCACCAGCCACGCGCCTTACCGCCGCGTCGTACTCGGGCGTGCCAGGCTTGAGTGCGCGCCCATCAGGATCGGTGTTGAAGCTGTAGGGCACGTTCTCGTAGACGTACGCGACCTTCTGCTTGCCGCTGTCGTCAGTCTCGAGCTCGGCGCGCACGAACACCACCGGCGCCCAGCCGTTGCTCGGCGGGTGCGCCGCCTTGGCGTCGCGCACCGTGGCCTCAATCTCCTCGGCATCGAGGCCGGTATTGACCGCCGACTTCTCGATCGCCTTGCGCTCGGCGTCACTGAGCACCACGCGCGCGGCCACCACGCGCTCACCGCGCTCGGCCACCAGGTTGTGCAGGCTTACGTCGCCGACGCGGTCTTCGGTCTTGCGGATGTCGTCTTCGCTGACGCTGAAGACCCCGCCATTGAAGTCGGCGCTCTTGAGCTGGTTGGGCTCGAAGGCCACGAAGACGTCCGCCGGCTCGCCGCCGTACCCGGGGCCACCGCCGTCGTCCATGACGCTGCGAATGATGGCGCCGTCGTTACGCGACCGGCGCGCCCCGCGAACCACATCGTCGGTGGTCTCGTAGTTGTCGCCCGCGGGCTCGGCGGTGGCGCCGTCGTTTTCGCTGGCCAGGCGCTCGGCCTCTTCCTGCTCCAGGTACGCTCGCCCGTCATCGGTGTAGATGAGATCGCCATCGGCGTCGAGGACCTGGTACTGCCCATAGCGAGACCCGTCCCAGTTCGCGCCCTCGAAGTGCGACTCGCTGGGGTTGCGGATGTTGACGAACAGGGCGTAGATGCCAGGCTGGTCGCCGGCCTGCGGATCATCATCGGCGGGCTCCACCACGCGGCGCGCCCGGTTGCGGCGCACGTAGCTTGCCGCCATGCCTACGTCGTCGGTTGCGAAGATGCCGAGGTCGCCGCGCTTCTCGCCGCCCGGCTCCTCAAAGGCCATGAAGCCGCCCTTGCCGCTGCCGTGGTAGACCACCAGCGGCTCGCCGTTCTCGTCGACAGCCTTGGAGACCTCATCCAGCTGATCGCTCCAGACGCCACCCTCCTTGCCGGCGAACTTCTCCCAGTCGCCGAACCAGTTCTTGAACGACGGCGTGCGCACCTGCACCCACTGCCGCTCATTCAAGTTGCTGGGCGTGCCGTTCGGCGCCTTGAGCCACTGCTCAGTGCCCTTGAACTTGGCCTCAACTTCGGCGTACTCGCGCTTGGCGCGATCGGCGGACTTGCGGATTTCCGGCCCCACCCCTCGGGCGATGCCGGCCAGGCCCTGCTTGTCCATGCCGACGGGACTCTTTGCGGCCGCCACGACGGCGGCCTTTGCATCGGCAAACCCCGGGTGCAGACCGTCGGGTAGGCTGTCTGGGCTAAACCACTGGGCGCTCGAGCTCTCCCAATTCAGCCGCGGGCCAAACTCGGACGGAACGGTGGCGATGAACGTGTTGTAGGTGGCGTTTCCAAACTTGACGGAGGCCACGGGCTCGAGCGCGATGTCGCCCGAGTAGCCGATCTCTTCCTTGGCTTCGCGGGTGGCAGCGTCAACGAGTGACTCGCCCTCATCAACGGCGCCACCAGGAATGCTCCAGGTGCCAGGGTTGGCGACGCCAGGGCCACGCTTCGCAAGCAGAATGCGGCCAGTGTCGGCGGCGCGGAAAACGATGCCTGCAGCCTGCGGGCCCGCGGACTTGCGCTCGGAGCCCATGATCTGGCGCACTCTTCGTACCAGCTCGTCCTTGTACATAGCCGCGTCGCCATTGAACGCGCCGATGTCCAGCAGCTGCGCAGCCTCCTCGGGCATCGTCGCCATCAGGATCTGCGCCCAGCGCGCGGGCGCGAGCGAGCCGGCCGGCAGGCTCTTGTTGGCGGCGATGCGATCGCCCAGGTCCATTTCGCGCGCCTTCGGGGCCGGAGCGGTGGCGGTCTCGTCGCCATCAATGCGTGAGCGCGGGCCGAGCACCTCGGGGGTGATGGTCTGCTTGCCGAGCAGGATGACCTGGCCGGGCTGCGTGCCCTCCAGGCGTGTGAGGTAGCCGCTGTAGCCGTTGTCGAGCACCTTCGACTCGAAGACCCGGGCGTTGCCGCCCTTGAGCTTGAGGGGGTCCGCGTCGGCGTCGTAGATGTTGGTGAGCGTGGCCTTGTGGGCAATGCCGCCCACACCAGACTCCGGCCGCACGCCGGTGCCCTTGTCGAAGTAGAAGGACAACCTCTCGCGAATCCGTCCGTCTGCGGAGGACATGATCTCGTCGCGCGCGCTGCCCCTCAGGCCGGTGCCGAAGAACGAAGTCGACAGCGTCTTGCGCGGCTGCTGGCTGAAGTGGTAGCCGGTGACAGTGAGGCCCTCGGGGCGATCCTCGCTCTTGCGGATGTCGGGGTTCTCGGGGTCGTAGGTTCCCTGGTTGCCGATGGCGGACTTGATCTGCTCGGGGTCGAAGGTGATGAACTCGCGTGCGCCGGGATTCGACGAGCTTTCAACGATGAGCCCGTCGTGGCCCATTTCGCGCAATGCGTCTTGAAGTTGGCGGCCAACGTACCCCGTGTCTTCGCGGCGCATCCCGGCAATCAAACGCTGCGCTTTTTCGCGGGGAAGGATGTCGCGAATCAGGTCGAAGTTCGCTTCGTCGCCTGGGTCGCGCTCGTAGTAAGCGGGCTCGCGGTAGATGTACGGGCGCTCCATGCGCAGGTACACCGGCATGACGTTCTCGCCCTCGTCCGAGTTCAAGGCGTACTCATCGGCGAGCGTCGCGTCGTCCGTGAAGTACATGCCCTTGCCGTACCAGCCGCGGCGAGACGCGCGAAAGACTGTGATGTCCGCGCCCGTCCCGTGGTACACCACCAGCGGCCGGCCCCGACCGTCAACCACCTTGCTGTCACCGAACCACTTCTTGAACTCGGGCGTCTCGGTCTGGGCGCGGTCCTCCGACTTGCGGATGCCGGCGATCTTGGCCATCTCTCGGAAGCGCTGCACCACCTTCTTGTGGTGGTTGCCGATCGACATCTGGTCGACCTTCATCTTCGGCGTGCCGGTGATGTTCTTCGTCGTTTCGCGCCCGTCAACGAACTCGGTGGCCGACGTGATCAGCGCGCCGCCAGAGGTGCGCGTCTGCAGCAAGACGGGGATACCCTCGTCGCGCAGATCGGTTGTGGCGGACCAGTCGTTGAGGCCGTTCTTCTTGAGCTGCGTGTGGGCGCGCTTGACGCGGTCCTCGCTCTTCTTGAGCTGCTGCTCGGCGCGCAGCTGCTCCGCAGCCATCGCACGTTGCGACACGCCGGAGCTCTTGAGGTAGTCGGCCATGGCGTCGCGGAACGCGGCGCGCACTTGCTCGAGCTCCTTGACGAAGCTGTCGGCCTTGTAGCCTGGCCGCTGGGCTGCATCGAGAATGCGCGCGACCATGCGCTTGAACAGCGCAGAGAGCTTGGCGATGATGCCCTTTGCGTTTGCGCCGTTCTCCTCCTGGATCTTCAGAAGCACCTCGCCCCAGAACGTCGGGTCCTTGAGCAGGTTGCCGCCCAGGTCGGACACGAGCTCCTCGAGCTCGCCGCCGCTTTGCTCGGACAGCGCCTCGCTGCCTTGCTCCCCGATCTTCAGGTCGGTGCGGCCGCTCTTGGCGACGAACTCCTTGGCATTCTTGGCCGCGCTCTTGCCACCAAAGGTCTTGACCGTCTTGCCGTCGGCATCGCGCACCACGACGCTGCCGTAGTAGTCCTTACGGAAGCTCTTGGGGTCAATGACGCGCTCGCGCACAACGGCGGCAATCGCGTTCCAGGCCTCGGGGTTGGTTTCGCGCAGGGTGTGGAAGAACTCGTGGCCGAACACCGCCAACGGGTTGATCGTGGTCTCGCTCGCCACGAAGAGCGTGTTGGGCTGGCCGGGGATCGCGAAGCCGTCAGCCAGGCGCTTTCCGTCGGCCTTGTAGAAGACGACCTGCTTGCCAAGCATGTCGGCGATGGTCTGAATCAGCTCTCCGTCCTCTTGTGACAGCGGGCTGGGTCCGCTGCCTCGCGGGGCGCTGGTCTGCTTCGGTAGCTCGCTGGCTCGAACCAGGCGCAGCTTGCGCTGCTCGCCGCCGTCGCTGACGTAGAAAAACTTGGGCTGGCCGTCGGCATCAGCCTGCTCGGCGGGCGCGAGGTTGGGCTGCGTGATGGCGGCCTCAACCGCAGCACCCGGCGCGGCTGCAGCTGTTGCCTCAGGGGCAACAGTTGTTGCGCTTTGCGCAACACCCGATCCAGCCGCCGGCTTCTTCGCCGCACGCGACTTGGCCCAGGTCTTGAACTGGCCAACGCTCATCTCGGTGATGGCGCCCAGGCCGGTCCAGCCCGGCTCGTAGTTGGCCAGGTAACCCTGGCGCGCCGCCTCTTCCGAGGTGAAGCCCATCATGACCTTGTGCTCGTCGAACGAGCCGTCCTCACTCACCTGGTCGATGACGAAGATCTTGTTGGTGTCAGGACGAGGGCCAATGAAAACATCCACAGGGTCGCCGTCGGCACCTTCCGTGCGCTTGATTTCGCCATAGTGGTGAACCATTTTGGTTTCCCATGGCTTGGCTGCGCCTGGCTTGCTGCGACGAATGGAGCCCTCCGGATTCTCAATGGTGATGACGACACCGTTGAGGTCAATCTTGTCGCCCTTCTTCCAGTTGTTGGCCTCAATGTTCCGAGCGGTGGGCTCGCTGCGATCGTTGAGCGGGCTGGTCGCGGCGGTGTTGGCCAGGGCGTCGACGCGATCCTTGATCGCCTTGCGCGCAAGCTGCGCATCAGCCGGGCCGTCGAGCCGGAACTTCTGGCCGGTCTTGGTGTTGGTGAGGAAGAACGTGTTGCCGTCGCGCGCCACGGTCTCGAAGCCGTTGTCGACCAGCTGACGCACGACGTTCGAGCGCTTGCGCAGGAAGGCGGGCTGATCGGTGTCGCCGCCCAGAGGGCCGGTGGCCTTGGCTGGCGCGGGAGCCGTGGTCAGGAAGTCCAACTCGTTGGGTTGCGACGCAACATTCGGTTGCGACGTGGGCGCAGCAGAGCCGGGGGTCGCGGGCGCGGCCTGCTCCAGGGCGGACGCGCCTTGCGCGCTCGGCGCGCCGGTCGGGGCCTGGTAGCGGCCGACGATCTCGAGCGCCTGCTGGGCGGCGTTGACGCGGACGGTGTTCTCGCCCTGGCTGTTGTTGGCCAGGTTGTAGAGGTAGAGCAGCTGCTGGCGATCCGGGTCCGAGATCTTGCCGCGCAAGCTCGGGTCGCGCAGGGCGCTGGCCACGGCGTTGAGCGATGGCACTTCGCGCGGCGCGGCCTCAGCCGACTCGACGGGCGCGAAGTCGGGGTTGTTCTGGATCGAGTCCATCGGCGCCGGCGGCGGCGCATCGCGATTGGCGAAGAAGGTGGCGGTCTCGACGCGCTCCAGCGCAGCCTCGCGCGCGGCGCGCGGGGCGTTGACGTTGCGGGCGAGCGCCATGTCGGCGAGCACCTCGCGCGAATCCAGGCCGTCCAGGCGCAGGTTGTCGAGCCAGCCCTCGGTGCGCATGCCCTCCTCGAGGTTGCGCACGCGCTGCACCAGATCGTCGGCGGCCGGTGGGCGAGTGTCGGTTGGCGGAACTGCGCCGGCGGGCGGCACGGCGGGGCTGGCTGTGGCCGCGGCCGCAGACAGTGCGCCCGCATTGCCGGCCATGGCGGCGCGCGACAGCGGGCTGTTGGGCTCGGCAGCCTTGGCGGCCACAGGCTTGAGCTCGGGTGGCAGGCTCGGGCTGCTGGCGAAGCCGCCGACCGCGCCGACGGGGCCGCCCACAAGGGCGCCGCCCAGGAAGTCGCCGGCCGTGTTGCGCAGGGCGTTGTCGCCGGCGGCGCGGCCCAGGGCGATGTTCTCGCCGACGTTCTGGCCGACCTTCTCGGTGGTCTCCTGGCCGCCCTCGGCAATGCTGCCCACGCCGCCGCCAATCGCGGCGCGCCCGGTGCGCGATGCCACCGAGTCGCCCAGCACGCGGGCCATGCCCTTCTTGGCAACGAAGTCCTCGAGCACGCGGGCATTGAGGTAGCCGCCGGCCGCACCGAAGGCGGCAGCGCCAAGGCTGGCGTACTGCGCCGCCTGGTTGACCACGGCCTGGCGCGCAGACTGCTCGTCGCCGGTGGCGTTGAATGCTTCGGCGTAGGTCGGCACTTCGGCCAGGAGCTGCTCGTGGCTCATCTTGGCCAGCGTGGCCGCAGCCGACTGGCGCACGTCCTCTGCCGCGGCGCCGCCGGTCATGGCGCCGCCGGTGCCCACGCCGATGGCGCGCGAGGTGCGCGAGGCGGCCTCGGCGGCCTTGAACAGCTCCGCCGCCTTGGCGGCATCGCCGGCGGTCTCCGCGGCGCGCGCAGCCTTGGTGAGTGAGGCCACCCGGGCAGCCGGCCCCGCAATCGGAATCAGGGTCGTGGCGAGGGAGCCGAAGCTGCTGGCGGCCATCATCAGCCACCCATCGACACTGCCTGGAAGTCCAGCATCGCCAGACAGCAGGTCGACCACACTGCCCTCGACCCTGGCGTCGGCTCGCGCCTGCTTGCCGCCTTCGGTCATGGAGCCGCGCACGGACTCGGCGACCGGCGTGAGCGGATTGAAGCCCTCGTAGTCGTTGGTGCCGGTGACCTTGTTGGCCAACGCCGCCGCGCCTTCGCCGGCAAACTGAACCATGGAACCCACACCCGCAATGGCCGAGGCGGCGAACTCCTTGCCGAAGTCGGTGAGGGTGGCCTTCTCGCGCTCTTTGGCGGCGTCGACGTACTCCTGGCCAGTGGGTGAGACGAACTCACCCTTCTTCGCCGCCGGCGCACCCGCGCCGACCTTGCGCAGGATCGAGGGCACGTACTGCTGCGTCTCGCGCGGCATGTACTGCAGCCAGGCCTCAGGCGTGCCGTTCTTCTCGGCGGTGGCCAGAGCGGTGCGCAGGCGTTGCGGGCCCGCGTTGTAAGCGGCCAGGGCGCGGGCGGTGTCGCCGTCGAAGTCCTGCAGCTGACGGTTGTAGTAGGCGCGACCCAGGGCCTTGTTGTACTCCGGGTCGGTGCGGTAGCGCATCTCGTCGTACTCGAGGCCGGCGAGCTTGGCCGCCTCGGGCGCGGTGGCCGGCATGACCTGCGCAATACCAATGGCCCCCGCCTTGCTGGTCAGCGGCGCACCGCTCTTGTCGAACTGCTTGCCGCCAGACTCCTGGCCGAGCAGCGCGTCAAAGACTCGGTCCTGGCTCGGGCCGGCAGGCTGGCCACTGGCCCCGCCAGCAGGGCCGAAGGAGTCCAGGGCCTTGCCGAGTGCGATGTCGAAGATGTCTGCCATGGGTGCTGGGTGTTGGGTTGCGGTGCTCAGCGGATAGTGCGCTCGATGCGCTGCAGCTCTGCGGCGTCGGCAGTGGGTAGCTGCCCGCGAAGCGAGTCATACTTCTGCGCGAGCTCAAGCGGCTGCAGGCGCGCCCTGTCGGCCTGGAACTGGCGCGAGAGCGCCTGCTGGGCGGCGGCTCGCTCCTGGTCGCGGCGCGCAGCATCGGCGCGAGCCTGGCCCTGGCGAGCCTGCCACCGAGCGGACGGGGAGTTGGGGTCCAGGCCCATGCCGCCGGGCTGCGTCAGGCTCGGCTTGGTGGCCGCGGGCTGCTCCTTCTTGGGCGCCTCGCTCTTGCCGTCTCGGGTGTAGCCAGCCTGCTCCAGCATGTCAGCCACCATCTTGGCGCCCTCCTTGGTGGACGGCATCCAGCGGCTGATAAGCTCAAGCTGCGGCTGCATGGCGGCCTTCGCAGCAGAAGAGGCCTGCGCGAGATCGGCATCGGTCGGCTTGCGACCCAGGCGCTGCTCCAGAGCGGCCAGGGCTTCAGGCGAGCGCAGCCGGGCGTCGAGCTTGGCGTCCATCTTGGCGCGAGCCTGGGGGTTGCGCGCTGCCGCGACCAGTTCGGCGCGCTGCTCGATCGGAACCTGGCTGACAAAGCCCATCGCCACCGCAGCCATCTGCTCGGGCGGCAGGCGCGAGTTGGTGGGTGAGCCAAAGGACTCGATCGAGAACTTGTTGCCCTGGTACTCGACCACGCTGTCGATGGTGCCGGTGCGCGGGTTGAAGGCGTTGGCGGGCTTGATCTTGCCGGTAGCCGTGTCCATGGCGAGCTTTGCTGCCACGGTGTCGTCAAGGCTGCGGTTTTCAGAGATGGCGGATGACTTCAGTTTCCGGCCGATGACCCTGACGTTACCCACCACATCGGGCTCAAGTGCGCCCTTGGCAGTCGACTCCTTGATCAGGAACTCAGTCGCGGCGTCAACGCCCTTGAATGGGTCTTCTGGCTTGCCGCCAGCGCCCGCGCCCGTCCCGGCACCGCGGCCGCCGCCATCGATCCTGCGCAGAACGGTGTTGCCCTGGCCGTCGGTCATGGCCTCGTAGCCAGCCGGAAGGTTGCCTGCAGCGAACTCCTTCCACTTGCCATCAGTGGGGTCCAGCGCGCCGAACACCTCGCCCGGCTTGAGCACGCGCGGCTTGTACAGCTCTTCCTGCACCCTGGCGCGGGCATTGGCGCGGGTCTCGGCCTGCTTGGTCAAGCCCTCAATGCCCGACAGGTAGCGCAGCATTGCCTGCTCGACGTTGGGCACAACAACCAAGCCGTCGGAGTTGACTACCCGGTGGATCTTGTTGCCGGCCTTGTCGGTGACGGTCACGAACTTCTGACCCTCACCCAGGCGCTTGGCGCCGGTGGAGTTCCAGGCCTTGAGCGCACCCTCGGGGTCGCCGGCGTCGAGCATGGTCAGGGCACGGAACGCGCCTTCCTTCTCGGCCTCCTTGGCCCGCTTGAGATAGGCGTCGGCCCTCTCTTGCCCGCCGGCCATGGTGCTCAGCTTTTCCGACATCGCCATGAACTTGGCGTAGGGCGTGACCGGGTTCTCGTCGACGAACTTCTTGGCGTCCGCGGCCGCGGTGAGGCCACTAAACAAGCGCCGGGCGCCATCGAGTGTGCGCACTGAGGCGGCCTGCTCGGCCTGGGGCGCACTCGGCGTCGCCGGTGGGGCCGGGCTCTGGCCTTCCTCGAGGCGCTGCTGCTCGGCCGCGAACTCGGCGGTCTTCAGGTCCGGCTGGTAGGCGGTCCTCTGCGCGCCGTCGGCGCCGGTGTAGCGCACTGCACCAGCGTCCTGCACCGTTCCCGCGCTCATGCCCTCGGTGATGGCCCTGTCGACGGCCTCCTTGTTGCTGCGGTCGCGCTGCTCAGCGCTAAGGCGCGCCATGTTGGCCTGGTGCAGCTCGGTCTGCATGTCGTCGAGCTTGGCCTGGCGCGCGTCGGCCTTCTCCTGGCGCTCGCGCTCGTACTCTTTGTCCCGGGCCTTGAGGTAGCCGCCACCGAATCCGGCGGCGAACGATGCCAGTTTGCTCATGCTCGCGCTCCTTCCAGGGCCCGCTCAAGGCGCTCCACCTTGCGCGCGAGCGCGGCGGTGGCGGCCATGTTGATGCCGTTCATCGTGATTGGGTCAAGGGAGGTTCCGCCAGGCGCCGCGTCTTCGCCCATCGTGCGGTTGACGTCTTGCGCCATGGGGCCGATGTGGCGGGCGCTGTCGCCCAGGCCTCCCTTGTAGCTCCAGCGCGAGATGGGCGTCGCCTTGACGGCCGCAAGTGCCTCAGCGTCGGTGACCGGCCTGATGTCGGTCTTGGCGTTCACGTCGGAGAGGAACGGCAATGCCTTCAGCCCGGATGCGATCATGCTGGACCCGGCTTGGCTGCCCGCAAACTGGCCGGCGATGCCGCCCAGCGCTCCGAACACGCCGTTGTCTCTGCCCTCGATCTGCGCGACCTGTCCATACAAGCCACCGGCGCTGTTGTTGCCGGAGATGGCGGTGTTGAAGGCCTGGCCGACGACCGCCGCGTTCTGGCCGATGCTGCTCATCGTCGTCTGGCCGGTGCCGAAGGCGGCCCCGCTCGAGGCGTTGCTGCCGGCGTAGAAGGTCGACGCCGTGTTGGGCATGTTGCGACCGAAGTTCGATACTCCGGCGCGCAGTGCAATGCCCTTGTCGCGGGTCACGGTGGCGGCGCCAGTGGCCGCGCCGGCAGCAGCCACGGCCCGGGCGCGCTCGGCGGCGCCAGCGGGGCCCGAGAAGGCGGTGGAGGTGAGGCCGTAGCGACCGGCCATGCGCGCACTCCGGCCGAGAGAATTGTCGAACTCCTGGTTGACCTTGGCCGCCGCCTCGCCGGACACGCGATTGATGTTGGCGTCGGAGTCGTACTCCATCGCGTCGCTCACCATCTTGCGCTCGACCGGCTGGAACGTCTCCTTGTAGTAGGCGTTCTGCTCGTTGGCGAAGTCCCTCTGCCGCTTCGAGGTGTCGAGGTAGTCACCCACCAACTGGTCGGCGAGCCTCTGCTGCTTTTCTTGCGCCGGGCGGATGTCGCTGGCGTAGATGCCCTTGTAGAAGTCGAGCGCCTCCTTGGCGATCTCGGCGTTTGCTTGGGCTGCGGCATTCATGCCGCTGGTGTCGGGGGCGTCGGAGCACATAGTTCAGTCCCTGAAGATCTTCACGAATTCCAGCGCCACGGGCTCGTAGCCCAGGCGCCGCATCAGAACGTCAGCCCGGTTGACGAGCTTGCTGTTGACCCGGATCTCGCGAATGCCGAGGGCCAGGAGCGACTGCTCAGCAAAGCGCATCAAGGCCATGACGCGGAATCCGCCGCGATGCGCGGGCCTGATGAAAAGGGTGTCCTCGCAGGCGTAGCGGGTCTGGGTGTGGATGCTCAGCGCGATGAGCATGCGCAGGTTGCCGATCAGCTCTCCGCTCGCGCTGCGGATGGTGAACTGAATGAGGTTGCCGGCGCGCTCGCGCGCGATCACGGCGTCGTAGTCGGGGTTCAGGGCGAGGCCGTGACGGTGCTTCTCGGTCTCCAGCCAGTGCTCGACGTGCAGCTCGTGCATCTCGGGCAGGATGTCGGCAAAGCGCTCAACCTGGATGGTGTAGCCATCGCCCACCAGCTGGCCGAACTTGCTTGGCTCGTGCGTGCAGTCGGGCTCGGCGAAGAAGGCGGCCTCGATCTCGGCAGCGTCCTCAGGCAGCAGCACGCGACCCAGCTTGGCGGCGAGCGTCTGTCTGAACACCTCAAGCTGCGGCATGGCCACCCCCTTTCTGGCGGGCCCGATTTTACCAGCCACGCAACAGAATGTTGACTCTTTTTTTGGGGTGTGCTACGCGACGCTGGGAGGGGCCGTCGGTTATTGCTTGTTGGCCAACGTATTGTTGGCCCCGCGCCGCCACAGCAGGACGTACGTCTCTGCCTCCGCCTGCACCGACAGCCCAGCCGACTCCACTTCGTAAAGGCGGCCCGGGCTCAATCGTTCGCCGCCGGCCGAGCACGATCCTCGGGCCACGAACAAGTTGCTGCCGGGGGTCAATGGCGTTGACTGCCCTGGGCCCAGACGCCTGACTGTGACGTGGGAGGTGTCCGACGCCCGACCATCGGAGCTGACACACCAGACCTCGGTCAGGGTCAGGGCCTGCCTCCTGTACGAACCCGCCTTCACCAGCAGCTTGTCATCGCAAGACATCCAGCCGGGCATGCGGTCTGGAAGGATTCCGTCCGTGTTGGCGAAGACGCCGGCCGGCTGAAAGTGCTTTGAGGCGAGGTCGCAGAAGCGCACATCCTCGGGGAAGTTCATGGTTTGCCACATGCCGGGCGCAAAGATGGTTCGCGTGATGTACAGGCCCGCCACGCGGAAGACGCTGTAATCAACGTCGGTCGACTGGTCAACGAGCCGCAAGTAGACCATCACAGTCTCCCCGGAGAGCTGGCCGCACCGAGGGCCGAGCCCGGTTTGGTGGGCCAGGTGAGGCTGAAGGGGTCGGGGCCCTGAGCGGTGATGTCGCGCAGCGCCTGGCGGTACTCAACCCATTCGCTTGGAGTTGGCTGCCCCCGCTCCGATGACCGGGCAACAATCCAGTCGGACTCAGCAAGGAGTGATTCGCGCAGCTTGCGCACCTCGATCCACTTCTTGCGGACAGCCTCCGCTTGACCAACGGTTCGACTGGTCCCCGGGAGCCAGCGCACCCACCCCGCTGGCGGCGCCTCGTCGAAACGAGAGGCGCGGAAAACCTCGTCCGTGTTGGCCGGGTTGTACCAGGCGTGACCGCGGTAGTCGGGCGTCGCAACCCACCGGCCAGAGATCCACCTCCACCGCTCGAGGTCGGCGAGCGGAGCGCTTGGCAGCGGCACAGTGACCACGCGATCGCGGCCGGCCGGATCAACTGCCTCGGCGGCGATGTAGCCGCGATGGAAGGAGTCGCCGTCAATGGTTGGCAGCATCACAGCTTGTACAGTGACCATGAGATTAGAGGGACCCTGAATGACGTGAAAGAGCCCGACACCAGCTTGATCTTGTAGTCGAACTTGAGCACCACACGAAAGTCGTTGGGGAACGATCCGCTGTTGGAGTACGTGCGGTAGATCGAAGCCTGGCCCACAAGCATGAGCTGGAATGTGGACCCATTGGCCCCAGACCATTCGCGAAATTGTGACCCGGTGAAGCTGCAGGCAACGTAATACGGCTGGTTTGCCGTCGCGCTCAGAATGTCGTAGTTGTAGATGTTGGTTTCGACGGTCTCATAGATGGACCCGGTGAAGATCGTGCCAACCGCGAATGGTGTGAAGTATGAGCCGCCCTTGGAGTCGTAGCCGCCGTACCCTCCAGCGATGACGGAGGTTGAGTCAAGAGCTCCAGACTCCAGAACCTTTCTGCGCCGAATGTCGATCAAGTCCGCAACAACTTCCCCGGTGCTGCTGACGGTGAACTTGTCGGAGATGTTCAGCGTGCCGCCGGATGAGTCGTACTGAAGGAACATCCCGGAGAAGTAGTTCCCGAGAAGAAGTCCTGAAGGGCCGATGTAGAAGCCGTGCCCGTTGACCCACGAGTAGCCCGTGTACGCCCCGCCAACAAGCGACCCCCGCAGGACGGCGTCCTGAAAGACGGCTTTGCCGCCCTTGCCAATGGCCCAGCCGGAGGTCCCGCTTGAGCTGATTACGCCGCCTGCGCCAATGACTCCATTGAAGTTTGAAGACTGAATGAAGTCGCCGATGTAGGCATTGCCAATCGCTCCGGCGGCGATGTACGTGCTGACGTTGCCGGTATTGATCTGGTTGATGGTGGCAAAGCCGCCCAGGCCGGTCACCTGGCCGGTCGCGACCGTGTTCTGCGTTGCGAGTGCGCCGAGGCCCGTGACCGCCGTCGACGGCACGCCCCCAGAAGACAGGAGGACGCTGTCGTTGGCGCCGTAGACGGTGATGTTGCGGAAGGTGCCGGAGGTCGCGTTGATGTTGCCGGTAACATTCAGCGCGATGCCGTTCCAGTTCATGTTCTGCGTGGGCGATCCCACGTAGAACTTGTACGCTCCGGCGTCGGCGCCCAGGAAGAATCCGGTGCCGAAGTTGGCCGACGCAAAGGGCTGCAGCAGCTGGCCGAAGGTGCCGTTCGCGGTGTCGCTGCTGACGGCCACGCCGCCCCAGAGCTTGCCGGTGGTCAGGCCGAGCGCGGCGCTCACGGAGCCGGCGGTGATCTTGTCGGCAGTCAGACTGCCGATCTGTGCGCTGGCGATCGTGGCATTGGCGATGAACGCGGTGTCGATCCATGTGCCCGCCGGGTAGACCTTGCCGTTGATCGTGGTCTGCGTGGTGGTGACAACGAACGGCTGTCGAGACGGGCTGAGCGTGCCCAGCGGGTCATTCGTGTCGTTGGCGCCGGCGATCGCGAAGCGGTCGGCGCGCACAATGAACGCCGACGTGGGCGCTCCGTTGGCCAAGGTGCTCGCAAGGCCGAAGCCGGAGACGTGCCCGTTGACGTCGACCTTGACGCTGTACTGGGCCTCGAGGCCTGTGACCTTGCCTGCGGTGGCGCTGCTTTCGACCTTGACGGCAGAGTAGTCGCCAGTGTCCAGGCGGGCCTGCACTTGAGAGACCGACAACGCAATGGCGTCATCGGCATCCGAGCGAGCAATCGATTCGGCAAGAATCCTGCTGGAGACGCTGTTCGTCAGCGTTGCCGGCCCATCGATCAGGTCGATGCGGGCGCCAAGCGAGGAGTACAGCTGGGTTTCCGTGATCTGGCCGGAGAGGGTCTCGAGCATGTAGTCCACGGCGAGCGGCGTGGTCGCACTGACGCCGCCGGACTGGCTGTATGGGCCGGCAACGTCGGCGCTCGAGACAAACCGAATCCAGTAGTGGTGCGTGGTGCCCGGAGAGACCGAGTCCGCATAGACATTGCTGAGGGTGGTTCCGATCCTGGCCGCATCCCCGAGGGACGCGGACTCAGCCCTCCAGATCTCGGTGTACGAGTGGTTGCGGTACGGCGCGCCATCCCACGAGAGGTAGACGCTGCTGAGCCCAGCGCTGGCGGACAGGCCGGTGGGCGCGGGAGGGGGGGTGTAGTCCCTGGTGGGGTCGTAGCCATCGACGTTCGTCGGCACCGTGACTGGAACCCTTGCTCCGCTGGTGAGGGCCGATGTGCCGCTCGCGCTGAGGGCGCCGATGTCGACGAGATCGCGAAGCGTGACGAGCTGGTCCAGCGCGTCGCCAACGCGACCCTCGCGCACGTCGAGGGTCGACTTGATGGCCAGGACGACATCCTTGAGGTTGTCGCCCCGAATGTCCGGGATGGCCGGAACCAGGGTCTCTCGATTCATGTCGCCTTGAGCTCCGCCGCGCTGGTGGCAAGGTTGACCTCAGATACCTCCACGGACGCCTCGACCTCGATTTCCCAGTCTCGGGCGCGGAAACCGCCGGGCAGCGTGAAGTGCTGGTCGCCTGTGACGACCTGTGAGGCCCTGAGCTGGCCGTTGGCATACACCCGAATGGTCACCGGGTAGCTTGCCGCGATCACCTGCCCCACGGCCATGCTCTGGGCCCACGGCAGGCGGAACAGCTTGCTGCGCCAGGTGGCCGTCAGCGGGCTGCCCCGATCGAAGCGCGCAATGCTGTTGCCCTGCGCCACGTACAGCGTGTCGGTGGACGGGTCGTAGTACCCACCAGAGAACGCCGAGGCGGCATTCAGGTTGGAGGTCGTGAGGACGGCACCCTGGCCGGTCAGATCGAGGACCAGCATACCGCTGGCGTGGACGATGTGGACGCGACCGTTGTAGAGGTAGGCGTCCATGGACGCAGGCGTGTAGGCCTGCCACTGCTCGCGAGAGAACAGGCTCTTGGTGATGACGTCCACGCCGGAGCCAAGCGAGACGTAGCCATCGGGCGAGGCATAGAGCACGCCGTCGCCGGTCTCGATGATCGAGCGCTTGGACGAGCACGCCTGCGGCACCTCGAGCCTGGTGGGCGTCATTGCGGCCGGGTCCGCGCCCTGCAGCAGGAAGGGGTAGGCGGTGGTGAGCACGGCAACGGTCTGGCCGTAGGTGGCGATGCCCACGATGTCGAAGTCGATGGTGTACTTGTGAGGCCAAGCGTGTGGCAGGTTGGGCTCACTGAAGTACACCGTGCGCCCAGCAAAGCCGACGGCGGCCCCGTTGGCCATCGCGCGCAGGCCCTTGAGGCCGGCCGGGGGCGCCTCCCAACCTTCGCTGGGTAGCAACTCGCCCAGGTTCGCCTGAGCCACGGTGTCGATGTAGCTGGACTGAGCCACGGGCACTTCGGCCACGTACTGAAACTGCGCCGTGTTGCCGACGGTGGACGAGCGGTAGATGCGCTTGAGGGTGATGTTGTAGTTGCCCGACGGTGCCGACGGCATCGACACCGTGACCGCGGCGCCCGGATCGAGCGCGACCACAGGGGATGGACCAGACGGCGGCCCCTCCTCGCCGTACGCGGAGACGTAGGTGATGACGTACGTGCGGCTTTCCGGCGTCACGCCAGTGCCTGCGGTGCCGTGCCCGGTGATCGCTGGCGCGGACGGCGCCGGCAGCCCAAGCTGGTAGTGGGCGCCGGGGTAGGTGCTGCCGGAGATGATGAGCGAGTTCGGCGCGTACCTCGGGGACGAAAGCCCGTCGGCCCAGTACAACCTGTCCCACTGGTCGTCGGGGATCGGCGAGCGCATGACGTCCGTGTCGTTGCCGAACTCCAGCCAGTAGTTGGCCTCGTTCGCCCCGGTGCCGTAGCGGTAGATGGTCTTGGGAGAGATCAGGGTTGCCGGCTTGAGGATCGTCGTCGCGCGCAGCGGCTCGAGCGACCCAGAGATCAGCTTCACGTTCTGCGCGACCTGCGCGTCGCTGTCGGCGAGGCGGTGCGGCTTGATGACCGGCTTCAGGCCATTGAAGGCCTTGACGGAGAGAAGCGTCATTGCGGACCTTGGGTGGTGGGTTCAGAGCACGCGCTGACCACGGAAGTAGGCGTGGCCGGCAATGACCTCGCACAGCTCCGGCGGCAGCAGGCGGCCGCTCTCGAACGTCAGCACAGCGAAGCCGCTGCACCACGGCGTCGGGTTGCCCTCGAGGTAGGTGTACTGGTCGCCGCCCGGGTCGGACAGCGTGCCGGTGTCGACCCCGTAGCGGCGGCCGCGGTAGTCGCCCCAGGGTGTGATGCACAGGCGGTGCAGGTGCCCGGTGACGATCGAGGTCCCGGACTTGAGCGTGTTGTTGTAGGCGGCATGGATGCCGTTGTGGTAGCGGTGCTTGACCATCACGTCGCTGTTGACCATCAGCGACCAGCCGTGCTCCCAGCCGCGGAAGTAGTCCCACAGCGTCAAGCCCGGCATGTTGGAGAGCTCGGGCGCGTTGACCGCGATGTAGCGGTGCAGCCGCGAGTCGTGGTTGCCAATGGTCCAGAAGCGCTCCGCGCCCTTGCTGGCCTTCTCGACCTCCGCCATGCGCTCGCGCACAGCGTCGAGCTCATTCTGCGCGGACGGCAGGCTCATGGAGCCGGTGTACATCGGCTCGTGACGGCTGATGCGCGCGCCGTCGTAGATGTCGCCGTTGGCGATCACCGTCTTGGGCTTGAGCGACTTGCACAGCTCGAGCAGGGCAAGGTGGGCCGTGGTCGGCTCGCCGGGCCAGTAGTGGGCGTCACTGAACACGATGGCCACTCCGTTGGCCAGCGAGGTCTCCAGGCGGTGACGGTTAGCGGGCACTACCGTGCTGGTAGCGCGCGGGTCGCGCCAGGCCACCAAGTTCACGCCGTAGCGGTTCTCGATGTATCGGCGTCGGGCGTGCACGTTGCGCACATGGACACCGAGCTCAATGGCAACCGCCTGTGGACTGCCGTGCTTCTTGAAGCACTCCATGAACTCGACGTCGGTGGTGGCTGGCTTCATGTGCTGCTTTCTGCCGGCACTTCTTGCCGACCAGTCAAGAAAAAGCCCGCCGAAGCGGGCTTGGTGCGAGGGGCGCCCTCAGGCTCCTGGGCTGGCCGGCTCTGCGGCCTTCTGCTCGGCGGCCTGGACCACCGGCTCGGCGGCGGCCTGCAGCTGCTGGCCCACCTGGTTGCGCACCAGGTTCTGGATGCGCGCGGCGTTGTCCTGGACTCGGGCTAGGCCCTCGAGGACGGTGTTCACTTCGTGAACTTCGAGAACGACTTGAACGGTCATTTCACGGGCACTCCTTCTGGGTTGAGTGAAAACGACAGGGAGCACCCATTGTAGCGGCCGCGGCCGCGCGCGCAACCAAATGTTGTCGGGTTAACAGGGGCGACTAGAGTTGCGACGGCTTGCGGAAAGCCGCGGCCGGCACAACGATGTGATCGCCGTCCAGGAAGGCGATGCTGACCCCCTCGGCGCGCACCAGCCAGCACCCGGGAATACGCTGCTTGTCATCGGCGTAGACAGCGAGCCGCGCTTCGCCCAAGCAGTGCCCCGCCTGATCGTGCAGCTCGAGGCGATGCTGGCCCTGCTGCGCAACGGCGACGACGGCCGCGTGCGCGGCGCTTGCGAGCAGCAGCGCGGCGGCAACGAGGCCGATGGTTCCTATGGCGCCTTTCTTGGTGCCCCGCTCCAGAAGGGCCTCGATCTGTTGCTCGTCCATCATGTGCTCCTGTGTTGCTGGTGGCGTCCTTGTCGCCGTAGGGTGATTGTTGACCGATGACGGCTACTTCGCCGCAAGCGGCTGGGTCGTGATGGCCCGCAGCACCACGATGGCAGCAGCAATCGCGCTGCCAACCGCCGCCTGGCCCCAGGGGGGAATAGGGAGGTGCAGGACGAAGCCCTGAAGGACGGACAGCACCGCCAGGATGATCGCAAACCAGACGGTGCGCGAGCGCAGGGCGGCGGCGATGAGTTGGGTGGTGGTCATGCTTGAATCTATGCAGTGGGCTCTTGAGGCCACGAGACGTTG